GAAGCAAGGCTTCTGGAGACTCCGGGCTTCTTCAGGTTCCAGCCGCTGGGGAGAGCGGGGAACCCGCCAACTCCTCCAACCGTCCAGCCGTCGCCGCCGCAGCCAGCTTGGTCAAACTCTGCATTTAGCGCCACTCCAATGTGATTGGCGTAAGAAGCTGTAGCAGCGTTGATGTTTACTGCGGTGCTGACGCCAGGGGGGGCTGTAACTGCCAAGCCGGCAGTAATTGAATCACCATAGATAATCGCCTTTTTGGGCCGCGCTGTCGGGGACGCCAGGATGCCGGTGCCACCGGATGGCCGGAACGACGTGATAACGAGTTTTTGCGAGTCTCCCCACGTACCCGCTTGGTCGTAATTGTCTTTTGCCTGATAGATCACATTCAGCTCATGATCCCCAGCAGTAAGGCCCGTGATGTTGATGACCGTTTGCCCTGCTGTCAGCTTGGCGACCGCAGGGTTGCCGGAATCTACCTGCGTGAGAACCCAGGGGTAGGCGGAGAGCCCGGTTGTATTGACGTTAATTGCAATGGCTGTCCCGTTAAACCGCAGTCTCATATAGCTGCCAGGCCATACCGTCTCCGCAGACATGGATCCGCTTGTGCCAATCAGGCGCCAGTTAGTTGGGCTCGCAATAATGCTTGAGCTATCGCAGTAAATCGCCTGATCCGCTGACGCCGTAACAGATAGTGCCGCCGGATCCGTCAGTCCACCGTCGTTAGTGAACGAGATCGTTTTGACGCCAGCGCTTGACGCGGTGTATGTGACCGTTGCGGTTCTATTGGAATTTGTTAAAGAAACAGAAGAAGAGCTGAGCGTTCCACCCCCACCCCCGGCAGAGATAGTAACTACAGCAGTGCCAGTAAGAACACCGGTTCCAAGGGTGACTGTAAAATCGGAAGACGCCTGGCCAACGGAACAAGTTGGTGGCCCTGTTACCGTGTAGGTCGTGACCGGCGTAGGGGGGGCGACTCCGAGGGTGCCAACTTCGCCGTAGTAAACTGCGTCGAAGCTGGAGCCGGTTGTGTCAGTTGCGCCAGCATAATCGTGTATTCCAATTCTGCCCCGGGCAGAAGAATGAGTAATAGTTGCGGTTAAAGCTGCAACGCGATCGCTACTTGTAAAAGTTCCAGCCGATGTTAGCCACAGACTTGAAACCAAATCCTTTACTGATGTTGTAAAAGTGGTGCCGTTGCAGGTTCCGACTATTAAATAGGGGTTATCGGTCTTAATTGCGCTTGCGTTTGCCAGCAAAGCACGGCCCGTATAGCTGCCAAACGCATCAAGAATATCCAAAGCAAAATTAGCACCGGATGCATACATCCGGTGCATCACGCCAGCGTCGGATCCAAGCCGCGTGCATACGGCAATGACAGAGCCCCCTGGGGCACTTCTCCAAAATCCTTCGACAGCGGCTTCGTAATTATCGATTCCGGTATCGCCGGTCCATTGCGCTATGGATAACGTCGTGCTATTGGAAAGCCTAGCGTAGTTATTAGGGGAAACAATAAAGTTTCCGCCGGTGTGAATGGACCACGTACCGCCTGCATCAGGCGTATGGTTTACCAGATTAAATGGACTGGTTTCGCCTGCACCACGAACAAAATTGTCAAGAATTGGCATGGTTACCTCACAGGATTAGCAAAGGATTAGCCAAGTGGCGAGGCTGGGTGCCCAGGTCAGTTGCACTGATTCTCTTATGGTTGCTGAATCGGCCACGATGCTGAAGTTGGCGCCGTCAAAGACCGCAAACGTGGGCGAACTGGTGCTGCTCAGCCCCTGCGGCAGCCCCACCTGATCAGGCGTGACCAGTTCGTAGGCGTAGGCCGTGCTGCCCGCCTTCCGCACAATTTTCCCGGCATCGGTAGTCCCCGCAGGCAAACCGATCCCAGGCGGCCCGGTGCCGGTCGTGACGCGGATAACGGTTGGGCAGCTCATGCTGGATCCCTCCGCGCCGATCGAGGCGCCACAGTCACCGGCAAGTAAGCCAGGTGGTGGTCATCGGCTTGGTTATTCCCAGGAGCCACCATCAGCACGTTCAGGAACCATGTCTTGGTGGTTTTGAGGGTGTTGACAATCGCCTCAGGGACGATCACCTTCACGATTCCATTCAGCGCATCAACAATCGTGGTGACGTTATAGATGGTGCGTCCTTTCTCATCGCTCAGCACCGCATTTACATCCCATGACGGAAACGGCCACGGCTGCGTGCCATTGAACAGCTCGAACGTGACCTGAAAATCCAGGCCCTGTTCCAGCTTCAGGGTTTGCCCCTCCTCCCACGCCACAGATCACGCCTCGCTGTTTGAGCTTTCCGTCCACGCCTCGTTTTTCTCCGTCGCTGGGTCATCAGCCGCAAACTTTCCGCCCTTCACCCGTGCCCGCTTGCGCTTGGGCATCGGGCAAGCAGGCTCTGCAGGGGTCTCTTGGCGTTCGGGCTCCGCAGCAGGCTCCTGTTGCAGTTGCTCAGCATTCATGCCGTAACCAATCGGGAAATTCATAAGGCTCCAAAGCGGAAAGGGGCCCCGAAAGGCCCCGAGAAAAAACCAACTACCTAGAGGCTCAGTCGCTAGGAACCAGGGCCACCGTGTTGGTGCCAACCGGCACAGCCGCACCGTTGGTCACGGTGCCAGTCGCCGAGGCGCTGGTGATGTTGCTCTGCACCGAGGCGTAGCTGAACGTGGTAGAGGTCACCGCCGTGATAGCGAAGGTGCCGTTCACCAGCGGGTTCGAGCAACCCACGGTGACGATCTCTCCCACCAGCATGGTGTGAGCAGCCGACAGGGTGATGGTCGCCACGTTGGTGGTGAGCGCCACGTTGCTGATGCTCAGCGTGCCGGTGCCAGGGCGAAGCCGAACAGCAGCCACCCGCACATCACCGCTTACCGAACCGGCAACCCGGACGGCCTCGCGCACTTCCTTGCCGGTCACTCCCACCTCGTTGATCACGCCAGGGCTGGCGGTAACCACAGCGATGTTTGCGTAGGTGGAAGCAGAGCTAAGGGCAGCACCCTCAGCAACATGGGCAGCCTGCAGGATGTAGCCGCCAGCGGAATTGCTGGAGCCACCGGCAACGATGAACTTCAGGTCATCGTAGGCAGCCAGGTTGGTTTGAAGCAGACGGGCAGCACCAGTGCGGGTTTCAGCAGCGCGGCCACGGGCACCGGCTTTGACAGCACCGAGCAGGATGGTTTCAGCATCCAGTTGATAGCCCCGCCGAGGGGCAAGACCAGTAGAACGAGCCATGAATCAGTACCTCAGGGAATGAATTGATAAAGCGATGATCAGGCGGTCACCGCAGCATCGGTGATCCCGTAGGCGCGAGCGGCCGAACGACCGTTCATGATGGCCATACCGATCGACCAGTCGATCCGGGTGCGATCAACCGGGGCTTCGGCGATTTCACCGAACTCCCGAATGTCGATCCCGTAACCATTGGCAGCAGGGCCTTGGATGCCGGTGGTCTGCAGATCACCAAACGCCACGCAGTAGATACTGGTGGTGCTGGAGGCTTCGGTGAAACCTTGGATCTGCACGTTCTGGGCGTTGGTGTCCGTTACCACGATGCGGGCATCGTTGTACATGGTCACCCGACGACCGAACGCATCCTGCTCGTAGGACATGAAGCCACCGATGGTGGTATTGCGGCTGGCAGCCGAAAGGCGCCGACGCATCTTCTTGTTCATCAGCAGGATCTTGTTGTCGCCATCCACCGCGTCGATCAACTCATCGAGAGCCGTGAGCGACAGGGCGCCGTTCACGTTGACAGCTTGGGAGCTGCCGACGTTGATGCGGGTCTTCAGGCCATCAAAAGCACGGACATCAACCGACTCATCGCCGTTGATTACCTGCTCCTCAAACGTTAGGCGCAGCGAGCGCACCTTCATTTGAATCTGCTCGGCCTTGGCTTGGGGCCCGTAGTTCTTGATGCGCTGAATGTCAACGTCGATGTCGCCACCGAAGAACTTCAGGCGCTCATACTGGGGGTTGATGACGCCATAGGACTCGTCGTAGGTCTCGTTGTACCCACGGAAGCCAACAGCGGGAAGCTCGGCTTCCACGGCATAGTCCAGACCGCCCTGCACGTTGCGGAACGGCATGATGCTGATCAGCTCGCTTTCGGCAAGCTCACGAATAACGGCCACCCGTTGCGGATCGGTCTCCGTCTTGGCGGCCTCCAGAATGGTGAGTCCCATGAGTGGAAATCAGGTGAAGGTCGGGAGGGGGTGGCATCACGCCGGTTGATTCACTGCGAGGCATCACGCCCCGCTGATTGATTTGGAACCGGCTTTGGCATCACGCCGCTGCCGGTTCCTGCTGCCCGAACTTTCCCGAGCTTCTAAGCCGCTCCTCCGAAGGCATCGGAGAACAGCGAATTGAGTGGTTGCGACATCAGGTCCTTACCGGCAAACGCACGACCATCTCGGCCATTGCGGGCACCACCGCCGCTGCCCATGGAGGGCTCAAAGTGACGACCCCAGACCGGATCCGTCTGCAGCCGTTTGAGCCACTTGGTCGGCTCGTACCGCTTGCCGGTTTCGGAATCAATCTCGGGATTGCCTTTGGCATCAACGACCACCAGAGCGCCGTCTTCGATGGTGAAGTTGGCGCCAAACCGGACCCAGACCGGATCAAACGGTGTGGAATTGTCGATGGTGCTAGCCTCCATGCTGCCTTTGGCGAGGATGAAAGCCTTCTCAGTTAGCTGCCGCACAAGCTCCCGCTGGCGGGCCTCGCGCTCGGCTACCAGCTCAG